TGGGGTTCAAGCCGCAGGCGCAGTCGGAGATGTGCTTGCCGTCTATTGGAAATTGATTGATGATAGTCAAACAGCAAATTGGGCGGGTATCTTTAACACACAAACGGCAGGTTGGTCAAATATAGATGACACGCAGTCTGGAAACTGGCAAAATATCAATAACCCACAAATTCCCGGATGGGCAGTCATTGATGATGAGCAAACTGCAGATTGGGAAGAAGTAGTAACTTGAGGTAAAACATGGCTACAGCATACACATCACTTTTGGGTTTGGCACTTCCCGTCACGGGCGAACTGTCAGGAACATGGGGGGATACTGTAAATAATAGTATCACTTCATTGTTAGATACTGCGATTGCAGGCACTACAACTTTAAGTACTGATGCAGATGTCACGCTGACAACTACTACAGGCGCATCAAATCAATCACGACAGGCCGTATTACTATGTTCTGGGGCTAGAACAGCAATCCGCACTATTACCGCTCCGGCTCAATCCAAAATTTATACCATTATTAATTCCACCACAGGGGGTTTTGCGGTCAAAATTGTAGGCGTTGGCCCAACTACTGGTATATCAATTTCTGCGGGCGAATCAGCGTTAGTTGCGTGGAATGGATCTGATTTTGTCAAAGTAAGTAGTCAAGGGGGCGCTGGAGTATTCACCTCATTGACTGATAGTGCATTAACTTCTGGTCGAGTAACTTATGCTTCGACTTGTGGTTTATTGGTAGATTCTGCCAATTTATTATTTAATGGAACAACTCTTACAGCTAATACGTTAAATTTGACCAATGCTCTTGGCGTGGCTTATGGTGGCACAGGTCAAACAAGCTACACCGATGGTCAGCTTTTGATTGGTAACAGCACAGGCAATACCTTAGCAAAATCCACCCTGACGCAAGGTACAGGGATCACCATCACAAATGGGTCTGGAGCGATCACGATTGCCAACGCATCGCCGATGACGTACCCCGGTGCTGGTATTCCAAATTCCACTGGAACCGCATGGGGAACTTCTTATTCAACCAGCGGAAGTGGAACAGTAGTAGCTCTTGCAACTTCGCCATCTTTTACAACTCCAACACTTGGTGTAGCAACCGCCACATCCATCAACAAAGTTGCTTTGACTGCGCCAGCAACAGGTTCGACTTTGACCATAGCAGATGGAAAAACACTGACGGTCAATAACAGCATCACATTGAGTGGTACTGACGCAACCATAATGACTTTCCCATCAACCAGCCAAACAATTGCGGGTTTGGGGAACACACAGACATTTACCAACACCAACACTTTTTATCAAATCAACTTTACGGTTAACGTAGTCACTGTTGCCGCAAATGCTGGAACGGTGCCAATTACTTATCGTCTGAACAATTTCACAAACAGTTCAGCGGCAACCATGACAATTACTTTGGCAACTGCAAGTGCAGTTGATGGGCAAATGTCGATTGTCAGAATTTATGATTTCAGCGCAGTAGCACAAACCATTTCATGGGTAAATACAGAAAACAGTACAGTTACTGTTCCAACCACTTCAAATGGCTCAACAACACTGCCGCTGACTGTTGGATTTATGTATAACTCAGCAACATCAAAATGGCGTTGCATTGCATCAGCATAAGGACAAAACATGAAAATTGATTTTTCTTTCGATACCGAACACGGAAAATTTGCAGACGCTTTGCATTTGCCAGACGATCATGGCTTAACTGATGCTGAGATTGAAAACATGAAGCAACAGCGTTTGGCTAATTGGATAGCAGTCATTACTGCACCACAACCCAACTATGTATTGGACGCTGAAGGAAACATTGTTTTTGATGCTGATGGCAATCCTGTGATTGCGGAGTAAAACATGGCAGATCGTTATTGGGTTGGTGGATCAGGTACATGGGATACCACCAGTACGACTAATTGGTCAACAAGTTCTGGTGGTGCTTCAGGAGCATCTGCGCCTACAGCGGCGGATAACGTTTTTTTTGACTCCAATTCAAACGTAGGAACAGGCGCATTTACTGTTACTGTTTCTGCGGCTGTTTGTAACGACTTCAACGCCCCCGGCGCATCGACTGCATTAGATGGCGCAATGACGCTGGCTTTTGCGTCATCTACATTGACCGTATCTGGCTCATGGACAAATCAAGCGACTAACTTTGCTGTAACAAACACAGCAGGATTGCTGACGTTTAACGCCACGACTACAGGCAAAACGATCACAACCAATGGCGTAACAATTGGTGTCAATACAACACTCAATGGTGTTGGTGGAGCATGGACGCTTGGTTCAGCGCTAAATATCAGTACGTTTACGCTTACGCTAACCAACGGTACGTTTGATACATCAGCAAGTAATTATGCTGTTACTGCTGTTGCTTTTTCATCATCAAACTCTAATACAAGAACAATAAACCTTAATGGATCAACGGTTAGTTTAAGTAGTCAAGGTCTAACAGCATGGAATTTAAGCACCACTACAAATGCCACGTTAAATGCTGGTACATCAACAATTACATGCACCGCTAACAATTTTACTTTTGCTGGTGGGGGTTTAACATATAGAAATTTATCTTTTACAAACACAACAATATTTAACGCTAGTAAAAATATTACTGGAGCAAATACGTTTAATAACTTAACAATTTCTGGCCCATCAGCGAATGGCACAAATGCTATAGATATTAGTGCAGACCAAACAATCAACGGTACTTTGACTGTAAATGGTTCAAATGGTAATCGTAGGATATTTGTTCGTTCAAACACTATGGGAACAACTCGTACATTGACTTGTGCCGCAATTGCCGCCATGACTGATGTTGACTTTAGAGACATCGCAATTGCAGGTGCGGCAGGCACGTTATCTGGCACTCGTTTAGGTGATTGCGGAGGTAACAGCAATATTACGTTTGTTGCTGGCACAAATAAATATTGGAATTTGGCGGCTGGCGGTAACTGGACTTCAACTGCGTGGGCATTAAGTTCAGGTGGTTCTGTTGCTACTACAAACCACCCATTGCCTCAAGATACAGCAATTATTGAAAATACAGGTTTAAATACTAGTGCAACAATTACGATTGACGCGGCTCAAAATGTTGGTAGTTTGAATTTGTCATCTAGAACAAATGCAATGACATTAGCAAATGGTATAAATCAAAATATAACTTTTTATGGAAATTTTACATACGGTTCTGGTGTAACACCTACTGGTACAAGTGCGTATACATTTTCTAACAGATCAACTAAAACACTTAATTCTGGCGGTAAAACATTTACTCAGCCAGTAACAATAGAGGCACCCGGCGGCGGTATTCAGCTTGTTACAAACAATCTGACGTTAGGGTCAACTCTTGCAACTACTTTAACGCAAGGCACGTTAGACCTCAATAATTTGACACTGACAACAGGATCATTTGTTTCAAGCTTTTCAAATACAAGAACTATTGCTTTTGGTACAGGTAATATATCTTGTTCTGGAACAGGTACGGTTTGGAATACGGGAACTGTAACAAACTTAACTACAACAGGAACTCAAGTAGTCAATGTGACATCAGCAGGATTAACAGCAATTACTGTTAATTCTGGTGCTTTATCAGAAGCTAATTCCATCAGCTTTAATTTTACTGGTGGCTCATACGCCTTGACTTTTTTAGGTTCAGCTAGTAACACAGCAAGAAACGTAAACTTCACAGGCTATGCAGGTACATGGCAAGCAACGTCTACTGCAACAATATATGGCAACCTAACACTTTCCACTGGGATGTTCTTAACAGCAAGTGCAACTACTTTGACATTCGGTGCAACCAGTGGAACCCAGCAAATTACCAGCAATGGTAAGACGATGGATTTCCCAATCTCGTTCAACGGTGTTGGTGGTACGTTTAGTCTTCAGGATGCAATGACTCTTGGTTCTACAAGAACCATGACATTGACAAACGGCACATTAAATTTAAATGGCAATACTTGTACAGTAGGAACATCATTTACAACTGCCACAGGAACTAAAAATCTTACGTTTAACGGCGGCACATTAGTTTGCCCAACCGCATCTACGACCGCATTTAACAACGCCTCACCTACTAATTTTACCACCACAGCAGGCACTGGCACAGGCACAATCTCTATGACTGCCGCAACTGCAAAGACATTTGTTGGGGGTGGGTCTACTTACAACTGCACATTGAATCAAGGTGGTGCTGGTGCTTTAACCATTACAGGCTCAAACACATTCAACAACATCACAAATACAGTTCAGCCAGCATCGGTCTTATTCACCGCAGGAACAACAAGTACGTTCTTGTCTGGGTTTTCACTGTCTGGTACTGCTGGAAACCTGATAACGATAGGTTCTGCCACTGCCGCAAGTCATACGTTATCTAAGGCAGGTGGTACTGTGTCTGTGTCTTACTGCTCCATTAGCAGGTCATCTGCCACAGGTGGCGCAATTTGGCAAGCATTTACATCCAATGGTAATGTGGATGGTGGAAATAACACAGGATGGTTATTTACCGCTTCTTCAGCGGCAACAGGCAATTTCTTAATGTTCTTTTGAGAAAAAAAATGGAAGAATTTAAATTCAGCGTCAATCTTGTCAACACAATCCTTCAATATTTGGGCAATCGTCCTTATGTTGAAGTGGTCAAACTGATTCAAGACATACAAAAGGAAGTTGGACAGCAAAGTCCTAAGCCTGTTGTTCAAGAAGAATCGATCAACCAAGGAATGTAAATGGCTGATATTGATCCAGTGCGCTATGGTGTCCTCTGGCAAAAGGTGGATGACTATGAACGCCGATTTGATGATATGAGCAAGAAAATGGACAAGATGGAAGAGCAACTTACCCATCTTGTTGGTCTTGCCAATCAGGGCAAAGGTGGCTTTTGGGCAGGGATGGCTTTGGTATCAGCAATCTCTTCAGTGGTTGGTTACTTTTCTCATTGGTTCCATAGGAGTCCATGATGAATTGGGCAGATGTCCTTAAAGCAGTTATACCTATCGTGGTTGCCTCATTGGCTTGGCTACTTGGTCAAGTCAACTCGTTTTCTGAGCGCCTCACCAAGATTGAAGGTTCTATGCCTGCTTTGATCACCGCCCAAGGCGTACCCACTGATTCACCCATTTCAGCAGAACGCCGTCATCAATTAAAAGAAGAAATATACAGAGACATTCACGACTTGCAAGTCAAAGTCAAATTGCTGGAAGAACGAGAAAAGATGGGCAAAAAATGATTCCAATCGTCGCCTCCCTCCTTTCGACCCTTGCCTCAAATGGCTTGGGTCTTTTGTCTTCTGCGATCCAAGCAAAGGGCAAAGAAGTCGTTGAAAACACCCTTGGGGTGAAGATTCCTGACGCACCTACCCCTGAAGATGTTGCCAAACTGCGCCAACTTCAGTATGACCACGAAGAGCGGTTGCTGGAACTTGGGATCGCCAAGGCTGAGTTGGAACAAAAGGAATTGGAAGCCCTTTTGGCGGCGCAGGCAAACCAAGAAAACAATGTGTCTGACCGCTGGAAGGCAGACATGTCGTCTGACTCGTGGCTGTCCAAAAACATTCGTCCCATGACGCTGATTTACCTCCTCAGCGCCTACACCCTATTTGCTCTGTTGGACGGCGGTGGATACAAGGTGGCTGAGTCCTATGTCACCCTGCTGGGGCAATGGGGCATGTTGGTTATGACGGCGTATTTTGGCGGCAGGACAGTAGAGAAGGTCATGGAGATGCGGAAAGGGAAGTCAGAATGAGCCTGTCCCAAGAGCAAGCCGCCTTCCTGTTGGACGCCTGTAGATTGATCCAATACGCCACGGACATGGGGTTCATGGTCACTGGTGGGGAACTGGCTCGGACGCCAGAGCAACAGGCTGTATACGTCAAAACAGGGCGCTCCAAGACCATGCAATCTAACCACCTGAAGCGGTGTGCCATCGATTTGAATTTTTTTAAAGGTGGGAAGATAATTTGGGACAAGGAGACGCTTTCGCCTTTGGGGGCGTATTGGGAGTCTCTGAACCCCAAAAATCGTTGGGGAGGGAATTTCAGATCACTGGTTGACTGCCCTCATTTTGAGCGTAATGTTGGATAAAGGAAGCCCACAATGACAACGCCAAGCTGGGTGATGACATATGACAGCCTCACAAGCACTGTCCTACAGTACCTTGAGCGCAAAGATGCCGCTGTTGTAAACGCAGTACCAACATTTATCACGTTGGCTGAGTTTGAGATCGCCGAGCAAATCAAAACGCTGGGGCAGTTGCAGATTGCTGAATCCACTATGTTGGCAGGCGAACCAAACCTACAAAAGCCTGCACGCTGGCGCAAAACGGTTTCCATGAGCGTGACTGTAGATGGCAAGAAGCAACCCGTCTATCTCCGCAAGTACGAATACCTGAAAAATTATTGGCCTGATAGTAGTCAGACTACGTCTCCAAAATACTACGCAGACACCAACTGGGATCATTGGTACCTTGCTCCTACCCCAGATCAGGACTACACATTTGAGGTGCTGTACTATGAGCGTATTGCGCCATTGAGTTCAACCAACCAAACAAACTGGCTGACGCAGAACGCGCCCAATGCCATGTTGTTTGGCACCCTTTTGCAGGCAATGCCGTTTTTGAAGAACGACCAGCGCCAAATCTTCCAACAGAAGTATTCCGAAGCCATGCAAACCCTCAAAGGTGAGGATGTTGCACGAGTCGGTGATCGGCAAGCAGTTGCAGTGGATAGCTAAACATGACTACATACACCAATCCCTTTACAGGTCAAACGATCAGCCCATCACAGGTTGGGTATGAGCAACTGACAATCTCTGTTGACACAGAGTTGCAATGGCCTATCAATGGCAACACCACTGATGTGGTGGCAAACATCATTGAAGTTGATGCCACAAATACAAATCTAAACCTGATCATGCCGCCTGCGACTCAGGTATCTGTGGGTCAGTCAGCTTTGATTCGCAACATTGGTGCAAATGCCTTTACAGTGGTCGATCAAGGGCTCAACACAATCGTCAACATTTCTTCAGGCATAGCCGAGTATGTGTATGTGACAGATAACTCAACGGTGAATGGCGCTTGGGAAACCGTGACCTTTGGAGCAGGTACATCAGCCGCCAATGCCGCTACGTTGGCAGGATTTGGTCTTCAAGCAATCACCACAACGCTTAACACGGCAACTCCCACTTTAGTTATTTCGTCAGATTACACATACAACATCACAGACAGATCTTCACTTTCTGTTTGGAATAGTGGCGCAGGAACAGTGACGTTGCCATCAGCGGCGGTTGTGGGTGCTGACTGGTATGTCATCATCAAAAACAATGGAACTGGCATTTTGAATGTTGTGCCCACTGGTTCTGACACCATTGATGGCAACGCATCTGCACAACTGCAAATTGCAGAATCATTTGTGGTGGTATCGAGTGGAAATACTTGGTACAGCTATGCATATGGTCAGTCAGTTCAGTTTTTATTTACTCAGTTATCAAAGAACGTAACAGGTGGAGTTGTTGTTCTGACATCCGCAGAAGGTTCTGCAATCATTCAAGAATACACAGGAACATTGCTCTCAAACTGTACGGTAATTGTTCCACCAACAGTTCAGTTTTATTCTTTGAAAAACTCAACGACTGGTTCATTTACTCTGACGTTTTCAACTGGAGCAGTTGGTGCTCAAACACTTACCTTGCCACAGGGTCAGACTATCATTGCAATTTGTGATGGCACAAATGTCTACAGTGGTCAGACGGCTTCTACCAGCTTTATTCAAAATTTGACGGTTGGTAATGGTTCTGCCGCCAATCCTTCATTAAATTTCTTGGGCGACACTTATACAGGCTTGTATTTGCCAGCCACCCATCAATTGGGTTTTACGGTTGATGGTGTAGCAGTAGGAAGAATGACATCAAGTGGCTTGTACATGACTGCTGGGATTAACGGCGGGGCATTCTGATGACAACAAAGGTCATCACGCTAAACATCGGCGCTGGCATACAGCGTGATGGGACGCTGTTTGCCTCAAGAACATTTGTTGATGGCAAATGGGTGCGGTTTCAGTATGGTCGACCCCGCAAAATGGGTGGGTACAACGGAATTTTTTTGGATGCATCAGGTATCAGCCGAGGAATGATCATGAGCGCCGACAACGGGCTCAACTATGTGATCTCAGGGTACAGCGGCGGTCTTGAAAGATGGATTACTGATAACGATGACGGTGTTGGGTCTGGCCCAACAACCATCAATGTCTACGGCGTTTTGGCAACGGTAACCATCACCAACAGTGGCTTGCTATACACAGATGGAACTTACACATCAGTGCCTCTGTCAGCGACAAACGGTTCTGGTGCCCTTGGTACTGTTGTTGTGGCAAACAATTCTGTGGAGTCAGTGACTGTTACCAGCGGTGGAACAGGGTACCTTCATGGAGAAAGCATCACCATAAGTGCAGTGGATATTGGAGGTACTGGTTCTGGTTTGGCATGTTATGCATCAGGGCTGACGGTTTATGAACCCACAAGCAAAACTTTGTGGCAGATGGACATAGGTTATGACGCCATGGGTAATGGTCAAAACAACTTGATTGCCCACCCCGGTCAGAACCTAAGTGACATTTCATCAACAGTCAATACTCGTCCGATGTTTGGGCCATTCACAGGCGCAACAGTCACTCCCATAGGTGTGTTTACAGCTTCAGGAACAACGACATCTGGACTGCCAACTGTGACCTTTGCAACCACAATTGCGGCGATTGGCGCAGGCGTTACGGTGACAGGAACAGGTATTCCCGCAAACACGACTGTAGTGTCTGCCGCAGAAGTAGGCGGTGTATGGACAGCAACACTTGACCAAAACGCCACGGCATCGGGCACTGTGACGTTGACTTTTGACAACAACATCAGTGTGTCTGGTGGGATTGTGATGCTGTTTCCTTATTTGTTTGCTTATGGAAACAACGGGCTGATTGAGAATTGTGCCGCTGGTGACTTCAACAATTGGACATCAGCAGATTCCAACCGCAACAACGTGTCTTCCACCAAAGTCGTCAAAGGACTGCCTTTGCGTGGCGGTACGACCTCGCCTGCTGGGTTGTTTTGGACGCTGGACTCTGTGGTCAGGGTGACATATTCACCGACGACTGTAGGAAATCAAACGCTGTATTGGCGGTATGACTTGATCACACAGCAGTCTTCCATCTTATCCAGTCAGTGCGTCATTGAGTATGACGGCATCTTCTATTGGGTAGGGTCAGACCGCTTCTTGATGTATAACGGTGTTGTGCAAGAAGTTGAAAACAAACAAAACTTCAATTACTTTTTTGACAATTTGAACATTGTTCAGCGCCAAAAAGTTTGGGTGAGTAAAGTCCCTCGCTGGGGTGAAATTTGGTGGTTCTTCCCATCTGGTAGTAGCACTGAATGTAATGACGCTGTGATTTACAACGTGCGTGAGAAGATTTGGTATGACGCAGGACAAGCAATGGGTGCTCGACGCTCTGCTGGCGTGTTCTCTGAAGTGTTTCGCTACCCTATATGGGGCGGTTGGGACACAAATGGCGCTGGCGGTTATACCTTATGGCAACACGAAAAAGGCACCAATGAGGTGTACACAAACAATGTCAATGCAATCGATTCTTGGTTTGAAACCAATGCGATTGGCTCAGAGATTGGGTTGGTAGGCTCGGTACAACAGCCGGGCGATAACCTATGGACTCGTTGTGAGCGAGTTGAACCAGACTTTGTTCAGGTAGGTGACATGTATTTGGTGGTGACAGGCAAATCATATGCTGATGACACAGATGATCCATCTGACCCATACACATTTGCCCCTGACACCTTGAAAGTTGACATGAAAGAACAGCGCCGCGAGATGCGAATGCGGTTTGGAAGTAACACACAAAACGGGAATTACTTCATGGGTCGAGTGTTGTTAAGCATAGAGACTGGTGACTCTCGCGGAACAGGCAACCCATGATTGTCTATGACCCTCGCGGCATGACATGGGATCAGTACTGTAAGCTGATGGAAGAGTTGTTTGCTTCTCAACAACTGGGTCATGTCCCAGAGGAACAGTGGAGAAGTTGGGTCGATGGTTTGAATGGAATTGGGTTTTTTGTTCAATCGGGAACGCCAGATCACAGACCATATGAAAATTGGAAAGATTGGGCAGAAGCCATGGTTGGCATCATGAATTTGGGATGAATATGGCAACACAACAAAAAATTTCTACAGAAGAAATCCTTCGCCAAGGCGCTGAAAGCGCTGGAGAAGACTTCAACCAAATTTATCAAGTTGTTGAGCAGGGCATCAGAAATGGCAATATAAGAATATTGCGTCATAACAATTCGTTGTTGGTTTATTTGATTTTAGAAAAAGGCGTTGCTGAAACGCATTTGTATTCTGTTGATGAGCCCCCTGCAATGATAGAAGCATTGAAAAGTTTTTATCACGCATTCAAAGTAAGTGGTTTCAAAACTTTGCACAGTATTGTTGAAGACCCTCAAATAATTCGCCTTCTCAAAATGGCAAAAATTCCTGTTCAAACGCAACAAACGCAAGACGGAATTGAAATTACGATTGAGGTGAAATAATGGGAAAAAAAGCCACAAATTGGGTTAAGGCAAAGGTTGAGCAAGTTTCAAATTTTGTTGGCAATGTTGCATCAAGTGTAGGTAATGCTGTTGTCAACATTATCAAAAACCCACTTCCAACGATTGAAACAATTGCACTGTCAGCGGTAGGTGTCCCACCTCCAATTGCAAGTGCAATTGTGACGGGGATGAATGGCGGGACGCCAGATCAAATGCTCAAAGCATCTATTGCGTCATCCGTCCCTAGTATGGGTAGTTCAGTATCAAGTGCGTTGAATGTTTCATCAGTTGTTGGTAACGCTGTAGCCTCAACGGCTGTACAGGTTGCATTAGGTACGCCCATTGAAAATGCATTGACAAACACAGTTGCAAGTTTGGCTGTTTCAAACGTAGCGCCTACCGTATCAAAGCAAGTCACAGAAATCGTATCTGATCCAACCATTGCAAAAGCAGTTACCAACGCCGCATTGAACACCAGTGCGGCTATTATTCAAGGTGGAAGTTCAGATGCAATCACAAATGCACTGACAAATTCTTTGACTAACAGTGTCATTAAAAGCGGCCTTGAACTTACAAAGGATGCGTTTGCACCTTCGATTACTCCAACGACAAATCCTGATGTTTACAACGCCGCAAAAGACACAGGATTAGTCACTGAGCCAGCAAAAAGTCCTTTAGACACAGTATTCCAACCAGACTACTCTTTATCTTCTATTACTACACCATCGGCACCAGAAATTAAAGCGCCGTTGAGTCAAGTGACTGATACAGTCGGAACTACGCCTGCTGATTATTTGCTGACGCCGCCAACAACAGGGTTGGGACTGACGCCGCCCAGTACGCCTAATTTGCCTGAGATGGACAGTGGTAAGGGGTTGACAGCAGACGTTCCTAGTGGAACTTTGAGTCAAGAAGGAGTGACGCCACCAAGTGGATTGACAACAGTTCCTGAGATAAGTCAAATTCCTCCAGTAGATTATTCGTTACCTGCGCCATCTGGATTAGGTATGCAAGCTAGTCTTGCAAATACTCCAGTAACTGCGAGTGAAACTCCAGTTGATTATTCATTGAATGTCAACACAACAGGGGCACCAGAACTTGAATTGCCTACGATGCCCGGTCTCAAAGACATGGGCGGTGGTCAAGGTTTAATTGTTCCTGTAGAGGGTGGAACCGTTGGCGGTCTTGGATTTACACCGACAGATGCATCGGTTGTTTTGGGTGATCCCAAGTCATTCATCAATGATCCCAATGTTTTGGGTAAACCTGTCATGCAGGTTGATCCTGCGTATTTGGAGCCAACCACCACTGCAAAAACAAGTGTTGCGCCGTTAACAGAACAAGCTTCCGCACAAGCTCGTCGCAGGGCAATTGGTTTGGCTTTTGGTGACGATGACATACCTTGGCTTGACACTCGCGCTCAAATGCTTCGACCTATTGAAATCAGTGACGTTGTTTCACCAACAGGATATGCAGGTGGTTTAAGCGGTGCAACGACACAAAAAGTCAAACCTGTCAGTTCAATCGTTCCGCAAGATTTACCGGGCATTGAGCCTGAATTGATGGATGTGATCAAAGAACGTGGTTATGAACCAATGGCGCAGGGCGGTGCTGTACAGAACTTTGCTGATGGATCGTCAGCACTGACTTATTGCAGTGCATCAAAATTCATGGATCAGTTCACTCCTAAGTTTTACCCAGTGAAATGCAATTTGTTGCAAAGTTCAGGCGCAAAGAAAGCGGCAATTGCGCTGGCACAACTTCAGCAATTACGCCCTAGCATTGCAGGTGGCTACAACACCATGGCAAAGGGTGGGTTGCCAACCAAGTACAAGGAAGCCGCACCTGATGGGCACCATCCTGAGTTCATCACCGGGTTGACTGGCTATTACGCTGGTGGTCGTGGAACAGGGCAATCAGACGATATCCCTGCCATGCTCCATGACGGTGACTATGTGATCGATGCTGAGGCGGTATCAGCCTTTGGTGACGGCTCCAGCAAAGCAGGAAACGAAGTTCTGATGAAATTCATGCACCAAGTCCCACATCCAAAGACTGATGGTGGTCAACCTGTCCCAGCCAAGATTGCTGATGGAGAGGTCGTTCTCCCGTCGTCTTTTGTGACTGCCCTTGGGGGTGGTGACAACAAACGGGGTGCAAGAATGCTGGATCAGATGCGGGAACGCCTGCGCCAGCACAAAAGATCGGCTCCAGACACTAAAATCCCTCCTAAAGCTAAATCACCTCTTGAATATCTCAGAGGAGTGAAAGGTTAACCATGGCGAATTTGCTTCAGTCATCCCAAACGCAGGCGACGCAAGCGCCAAGTTTTTACACCGACTACCTGAGTAAGGTTGCTGGGCAAGCACAGACGATGATGCCCGGTGGGGCGAACGCACCCCAATTTGTCGGCGCACAACCTCTGCAAAGCCAAGCATTCCAAGCCGCTTGCACAACCAAAGGCGCCTATCAGCCATTTGTGCAAGCTGGACAAGGGTATATCGGTCAAGCGGCAGGAACCGACATCACAGGTGCCGCACAGCCCTTCTTGCAGGCAGGCACCACCGCAAGCCCACTGTGTGCCGCCAAGCCCTTGATTTGCCAATCTGCCAACCTGAATTTGGCTGGTTTGGCTGGTCAGTACATGAGCCCATATGTGCAGTGTGCGGTACAGAGAATGTCCGACATTGCAATGCGGAACATGCGGCAGAACTTGTCTCCCATGGCAACAGCGGCGGCAGTCGGTTCGGGTCAGTTTGGTTCACAGCGTGGTGCCCAAGTGTTGGGGCAGACAGAAGCCAACGCTATGCAGGACTTGAATGCTCAGATCGCCAACATGCTCAACACTGGGTATGGGCAGGCGTTGCAGGCGGCGACACAAAAACAATCGGCTTTGGGTCAATTGGCTCAGACTACTTCTGCCGCTCAACAGGCGCAGAACCAAGCCCAGTTGCAAGCCGCTCAGACAGCAGGCTCCACAGCCGCTCAGGAAGCTCAGGCGCTCCAGCAAGCAGGCTTGGGCATGGGTACCTTGGGTCAGACAGGTCAGAATATCAATTTGGCCTGTATCAACGCCTTAG